TTATACGAAACAAGAGGATGGTTCGGTTACTAGACCATTAGGTGAGCTGCCAAGATTGGAAAGTTAATGCCTTTACCAACAATACCATCAGGAAACGTAGCATCAGCAACAGCAGGTGGATTTGAAGTAGCCAATTCCTGTCGGTTTAATTATCCAGATGATCCATATATGTCAAAAACACCATCTTCACCTGGAAGCCAATATATCTCAACATTTTCAGCTTGGATAAAAAAAGTATCTACTGGTCGTTATTCAGGAATTTTTACATCTGTTTATGAAACAGGTGAATTTTTTGAAATAAATTTTGAAAGCGGTGCTGATAGTTTAGAGGTAAGAAGTAAATATAGTGGCAGTTATGTTTTAAGAAAAATTACAAGTAGAGTTTTTCGTGATCCATCGGCTTGGTATCATATATGCGTAATTATTGACACAACAGATGGAGCTGCTGAAGATAGATGTAAAATTTATGTTAATGGAGTAAGAGAAACTTCTTTTTCTACAAACACTAATCCAGGAAGTAGTCAAAATTTAGGATTAAACGCTACCAGCTATGAGCATAGAGTAGGCAGAGATGAATGGTCTACACCAGCTTATTTTGATGGTTATATGGCAGAAGTTCATTGGATTGATGGAACAGCAAAAGCTGTAACGGATTTTGGTGAGTTTGATGATGATAGTCCAACAATATGGAAACCAAAAGAATATACTGGTGGCAGCTATGGAACTAACGGATTTTATTTAGACTTTGCTGATAGTGGAAATTTAGGAGATGATGAAAGTGGTAATACACTTGATTTAGCAGAAAGTAATCTAGCCGCAGTAGATCAAGCAACCGATACACCAACGAATAATTTTGCAACAATGAATCCACTTGATAATTATATTCAAAATCAAACTTTTGCAGAAGGAAATTTACAAACATTAAGTGATAATCCATCTCCAGCTACATCAACTATTGGAATGACAGCAGGAAAATGGTGGATTGAAGCTAAGGCAGTATCAACATCAGGTTCAGGTTCTGATTATCAGATTGGTATAATTTCAAACCAAGTAATAGCCACAGAAGACCTCGGACATTATTCAAATAATTATGCTTATTACTATGATGGTAATAGCAAAACTGGTAATAGTAGCAGTTCTTATGGCGATTCTTATACTCATGGAGATATTATTGGAATAGCTGTAAATCTTGATGATAATGAATTAAAATTTTATAAAAATGGAACAGTACAAAATAGTGGAACTGCAATCTCTATAACTGCACCAGCAAGTACATCATTAGGTGCTTATTTTTTTGCACTTGGTGCTGATGCTAATGCTAATAAATATACGTGGTATATAAATTTTGGTAATCCAATTTGGAGTTTATCTTCTGCTGTAGCAGATGAAAATGGTTATGGATCGTTTGAGTACGCACCACCATCAGGATTTCTTGCTCTTTGCACAAAAAATTTAGGTTCAGACGGAGGTTAAATGGCAGCTTATACAACAATAGACGATCCTGGTTTGCACATGAAAGTTAAATTGTACACTGGTACAGGAAGTTCTAATGCTATAACAGGTATTGGATTCCAGCCTGATTTAATTTGGACAGCTACTAGAAATGAAGCTGAAATTCATCCTATGAATGATAGTGTAAATGGAATAAATAATTATTTAAGAAGTAATGCTCATGATACTTTAGAAACTGCAGGTTCTAATATAACAGCTCAAGGTTCAGATGGTTATACTGTAGGAACTGAAAATAGATTTAATCAAAGCTCAAATAGTTTTGTATCATGGAATTGGAAAGCTAATGGTTCAGGTTCTGCAAATACAACTGGAAGTGAAGATAGTACAGTATCAGCAAATACTACATCTGGTTTTTCTATTGTAAAATATACAAATCCATCATCAGGTTCACCATTTACAGTTGGACATGGATTGGGGTCTCCACCAAAAATGGTCATGATAAAAAATTTATCTGCTAGTCAAACTTGGGGTGTTTGGCATACAGGAATAGATACTGGAAAATATTTACGATTAGATGATAGTGCGGCTGAAGCATCTGCAAATTTAGTTACTGCAACTTCTTCCACAACATTTTCTACTTATCAAGACCATCACTCAACTGGTAATGAATTAATAGCTTATTGCTGGGCACCAATACAAGGCTTCAGCAAGTTTGGAAAATACACAGGAAATGGAAGTGCTACCGATGGAACATATATTCATCTCGGTTTTCGTGCCGCTTGGTTTATGATGAAAAGAACTACTAGCGGATATAGTTGGGCTATAAAAGATAATAAAAGAAGTACTTACAATGAAGTAACTACAGAACTGTATGCTGATTCAAATGATGCAGATACAGCTGGAGGTGCACTAGATTTTTTGTCTAATGGGATCAAACTTAAAAATAGTAGCGGAACATGGAATGGTTCAGGCGTATCATACATTTACATGGCTTTCGCAGAAGCACCTTTCGTAAATTCAAATGGAGTACCTTGTAACGCTAGGTAAATAATTAATTAAACATTAACAATAGAGGGTTAGACTATGAAAATAGCACTTGCTATGATTTTATGTTCAACTCTCTATAAAGAGTGTCTCGAACCATTCACAATGCCAGAAAGATTTAATACTCGCTATGATTGCTTGTTAGCTGGCTACGAGGAAAGTCAAAAGAAACTAAAAGAAATAGGAAGAGAAGATATTAACAAATATCAAACGATTATTAAGTTTGTTTGTTATGACATAAGGGAAAAACCAAATGCCTAAAAGAAAGAAAAAGAAAATTTCATCTACAGAAAGTTCTAATGCAATCAAAATTTCATACCACGAAAAGGTATGCCAAGAGCGTATGAAAACTATTTTTAAAGTTTTAGATGAAATGAGGTTAGATATAAGAAGCCTTAAAGACGATATGTCAAGGGGTAAGGGAGCTGCTGCAATTATAATGCTAATTGGAGGTTTGCTTGGCTCGGTCTTTTACTTCTTCACGAAATAGAAAAACCGCATCTGTTGGTTTAAGTAATGAACTATTGGCACAAGCTAAGTTTGCCAAGGATCCAGACTTAATTGTCTTTATTCCTGTTGGCGGTACTGGACCCATAGATATTTTAACTCTCAACACTAAGACTAAGGAGATTAAAACTTATGATGTTAAAACTAGAAACTACCGAAGTAATGGATGGAAAATTGGCAGAGGTAGAACTGAGGAACAAAAAAAACTAGGTGTTAAAATTTTTCATTTTGACCCGAATAAGGATTTATAATTTATGGATGATGTTAAGGAAAGAATTAAAGAACATGAAGGTTTTAGGGATACTATGTATTCCGATAGCCTTGGTTTCGCTACTATTGGTTATGGTCATCTTGTACTACCCACCGATCATTTTGTGGAGGGTCAGCCGTATCCTAAAGAACAGCTTGAAGATCTTTTTGAATTGGATTTCAACCAAGCTCTACAATCTGCGGATGACTTACTTCAAGAAATAGAAAGCAATCATATTATTAGAGGTGTGATTTGTGAGATGTGTTTTCAATTAGGTAAGCCAAGAGTTATGAAGTTTAAAAAAATGTGGCAAGCTTTAAGAGATAGTGATTATGAAGAAGCAGCCAATCAAATGATTGATAGTGCCTGGCATAAACAGACGACTTCAAGATGTGAAGGTTTAGCAAGCGTCATGAGAGGATGTAATAAATGATACAGTTTTTAAGTATATTAAAAAACCCATTAACTAAAATGGTTTTTAATAAAGCAAGTGAACACTTTAAACATAAAGCTGAAAAGCAAAAAGTAATTAGAGCTGCTGAAATAGAGGCAGCTAAGGATGTTGATATAACTAGAATTAAAAGTCAGAACAACACGATAAAAGATGAGGTGTTAATGTTTTGGCTTATAGGAATGTTAACTACTGGCTGGTTCCCAGCTACAAGAGAAAACTTTAGAGAATGGGTAGGTATAATAAACGATTTACCAGATAGCGTATGGTACTTGGTTATTATTGTTTTTACTGCCAGCTTTGGTTCTAAAGTTTCTGACAAACTAATGAACAGGAAGAAAAAATAATGCCAATAACTAAATCAGATTTTGATCCTAATTGCTTTGGTTCACAATACGATGATGCTCCAGAATCTTTACACTTTCAGTTTGAAGGTGTGAGATGTCAAAACTATGTGTATCGTTATGTATTGGTCGATAAGTTTAGACCCAACAAAATAGATTCAAGAAGTAAGAAAACAGAAGAAGAAAATAATTTAGATCACAAACAGATTGTTGCTAAATATAAAAGATGTGAACAACATCAAGAGGTAAAGCCTAGCTTTATAGATAAGATTAAAAAAGTTTTATTCTAATGGCGAAGAAGAAACCTCTCTATGGAGTAAACAATTATCATAAACGAACTCCAAAAAAGAGACCAGGCAGACACGCAAAATCAGTTTCAAAAA